ATTACGCTCACCACAGCTGCATTGGCAATCGCTTCGATGTCTAATCCCACCGCTAGATAAGTCGCTAGGGCTGTTGCTATGAATGTCTTTAGCCAGCTTTCGGCTGCCTTTTTTAGATCGTTTGACATTGCGTTCTCCTTCTAGGTCAAACCAAGACCCATCGTTATCCCCGAGAGTTGTGAAGCTAATATGGAAATGTGACCGGTGGGGATTGGTTCCGCGATATTTGCGCCACTTCCAATTTAATATCGGTGAAGCGATTCGACCATCGAATATTAGGTATTTGATTCGCTTATCGCCTTGCTTAGCTAATTTGCGAATCTTCTCGACTACCGAGTGCGCTTCTTCCGGATGAGCTCCCAGATCGCTTGTGATATCGAGACCCCTAACGATTCCGTTCTCATCAGGGTTATGATCCGATTTACGAGCCGAGTGCCTAGCATCGCCTATCCAACCATCCGATTTTCTTGAACGATTTGGATAATCATCATCTAATTGTTCTCTTAATTGCACACCGGCTTTACAAAGTTTCGGCATTGACCCAATCGCCTAAATCTTCATCCCAATAAACTCGGCGACCTGCCGGTTTTTGTTTTGGCGGTTGCCAATCATAGTTCTCATCTAATGTCCAAGATGGGAAAGGTTGCGGCGCAATAAATACATCCGCACTTTCATCATACTTAAAACCTCTGCCAGCGTAACGCTTTCTAAAATTTCCATTGTAAGAAGTTTGCCGCCAATTACTGTGACCGCCAGACCATTGAGTCAAAAATTGAATTCCGCTTTGTTCTTCATTGTTAGGATCAAGAACATCGTTATTGACAACATTTACTTCAATGACAATATTATTTTCATCAAGTTTCGCAAAGTGAGCCATTAGAAAGTTATGCTCCCATTTCCGTTGAAGATATAAACGCCGGTCGAAGGATTGGTTGGAGATCCAGTTGTTGAAGCGGCTGCAATTGCAGCCTTAATGACCACAATGCCGGAACCACCGCTTTTTCCAAGACTTCCCGGATGCCCATCGCCGCCACCACCGCCGCCCGTATTAGCGGTTCCAGCACTTGAGTTTTGTCCAGCTCCGTTACCTTCGCCATTTCCACCACCGCCAAGACCGCCAGTTCCTCGGCCGCTTCCATAAGTGCCACCACCACCACCGCCAGCATAATAAGTGGAACTGCCTGTGATAGATACAGCAACACCATTTCCACCATTACCAGCATTAGTTGCAGCCACAGCATTTGCGCCAACTGCTCCCGCACCGCCACCGCCGCCTGAGTAGCCAGTTCCATTTAGACCATTTCCGCCAGCGTAACCTTGGTTTGTTGTTCCTGCACCACCAGTTCCATTTACTGCACCAATGTAGTTATATGAACCACCGCCACCAGAACCGCCAGTTGCACCATTTGCGCCAGCGGTAGTTGTTGCATAACCGCCGCCACCGCCGCCACCAGTTGAAGTAACTGTTGTGATGCCAGTTCCAGAAATAGATGAATTAAAACCACTTGCTTCTGGGTAACTTGAATCCGTATAAACGCCACCGCCGCCAACTGTAATTGTGTAAGTCACACCGGGGGTTAAATTAATTTTTGATTCTAAAGATCCACCGCCGCCAGTATTATCGATTGTGGAGCGTAATCCACCAGCACCGCCGCCGCCACCAGAACCGGCAGTACCGCCAGCACCGCCACCGGCTACGACCAAATAATCAACGGAAACGCTGCGCGGATAATTTTGTGAAGCAATGATCCCGATAATTGACATTAAGCGATGTCTCCTACTACGAGCCAAGAATTGGCAGCCAACTTAATTGCTGTTGCGGCGCTATTTGCTAATCGAAGCTTAGGCGCGGTTGAAGTTGCACCAGTTGAAAGAATTGTTGTCGTTGCCGGAGTAACTGCCTCAATCGTTGGCTGTCCAGCGCCGGTTATCCAAGCAAAATGAATTTGTGTGCCAATTGCAAAGTTAAAAGTTGCATCGGTTGGAATTTGGAATTTTTTAGCTGTTGCAGCGTTCATTGTAAATAGAGAATTTTGATCTCCATCTGCAACTGTGTAAGTATCAGTTTTAGCGCTATAAGCCAAACTAATCTTTGGGCTAGTTAAAGTTTTATTTGTCAGCGTTTCTGTTCCGGCTAAGGTAGCAAAATCAGCATCAGTAACAGCTGTATTGAATTCGGCAATCGTTCCGGAAACTGTATTGCTTCCTAAAGCAATTGTTTTATTTGTTAAAGTCTGAGTTCCTGTCAAAGTTGCAACAGTCGAATCAATTGAAACAGTTGGAGTTGGCCCAGTGCCACCCGAAACGCTAATTCCGGTTCCAGCATTAACAGCTGTTATGTCGCCTTGATCGTTATTTATCCAAGTGTAATCGAGGTCGGTGTTTGAATTCTTTGAAAGTATTTGGCCGGTTGTTCCGCCTTTAAGATCGACTAGTGAAGTATCAATTCCATTAGCAAGTGTGCGAATGGCAAGCGCGCCATCCTTGACATAGTCTGTGTCGGCTGGGGTTGTCCACCCGAAATTAGTTGTTGTTGGCATTAGGCTCCTTTAGGCGACAATTGTAGCGTCCTCCCAGATTAAAGAGGCGCTAAGTGTATTCCAAGTTTCCGCCGCGTTTACATCCTGCCATTGATAGGTTTGGATTGAGTAGGCGAACGGGGAAACTGTTAAATCTAATTGAAGATTGTTATATCCGGCTCGCCAAGTCCAGCCTTCAACAAAGCCTTCAAATTGACCGCCAACCATATTCAGAGGCAAATTGGTTACGCGAATTGGCATACCCATAAACACTTCCAAAAGGCTATCGCGGTCGGTGTTGTCAATTTCTGTGGATTGAACTGGGAAGGATATTGAGCGCATTAAGTAGTCAGGGTCTTTGCGTAGGGCTAAATAAAATAATGCTTGATCCTCTGCATCCTGTTGGTTCTTGAGCGTTGTTGCAATTGTGGTAGCTAACCGGCCATAAATGGCTATCGAGTCGGCATTTTCTTCTGTGTGATTTGAATTGCCCGAACTAGTATATGAAATTGTTACTTGATTTCGGACATCGCCAGCTCGCTTGGTAATTGATAACCCCGGGCCGAAGGCGTGATTGCCATCTAACTCCACAAAGCCATTTGCAGCCCAATAATCGGATCTATGCGTTGAGTCAGCGTAGCCAATTCTGCCTTGATTATCCTCGTATAAATAACCAACTCCAGATGTGGCTAATTTAGAAGCAATGTTGTAAATAGTGTCGTTAAGACTATTTTGTGAATCAAGTTCATAATCTCCGGGTCGATCAATTTCGCCCAAGCCCGTATTTTCGGCATTTGCCCAAGTAACAGTCGGGTCATAGTTATTCCAAGTTAACGCGGAAGCAACTTCATTCCATTGATTTAGCAATAAAGTTACAAGCAATTCATAAATTTGATCGCCTTCGTGATCCGAGGCTATATTACCTTGATATGTGGCTCGGGCTAATCGAGCAAGAGCTCCAACAGCAATTATATTAATTCGTTGACTTAAAGCGGTTGAACCCGAAGTTTGAACGACAATATTGACATCGCTGATAAATCCACCAAATAAAGTGACATAAGTCCCCGTTGAATCTTGCACTTCGATTGTGACCGAATCATTGACATCATAGGAAATTGCCGATTCATTTGTTTCAATAACAGTGAGATTGCAATAACCGGCAATAGGCTGTGAATAAATATCGGTGCGGCCGGAGGTAATAGTTAAGCCAGCAAGAATAGCTGAAGTGGCGGTAGTGCCATTGACCTTGATGCGATAGACCGGATTCCAAAGTGTCATAGCGCCACTAGGCGACTTGCTCCACCGCCGGTTCTAGCTTGAACTTGGTTGAAAGCATCAACAACAGCTGCGGTAAATCCGTTCTGGTCGATAACGCTGGCTGAATTGACATTGATAGTTACTCGGGGCGCAACCATATCCGGATCGAGTGAAAGTCCAGGGCCTCTAACTCCGCCAATGCCACTTACCGCTGCGGCTTGAAGTGTTGGCATTTGCGCGACCACTCTTGTTTCTCCGCTTGTCGATTCGGCTGCCGCGACTGTTCCTGCGCCCGATGGTGCGGCTGTTATTGTGCCACTTGAAATTACTGGTGTGCCAGCGCCGGACGAAACTGAAGGAACTACCGATTGACCGCCGAAAGGCAATTGAACTCCACCAACTCTTTGATCCGAATTAGGTGTGAAATCAACATTGCTTAATTGCTTTATATCTTCCCCGGGTTTGATTAAATTAATAACTCGTATAAGTTTGTTAATGCCATCGATAATCTTGTTAATAATACTTTCAATTGCGCGACTAACCGTTCCGATGATGTTAACAATTCCCGCAATGGTAGTCCCGACATTCTTGATTGCTTGAACTAAAACCTTCTCAAACAAAGGGACTAAATAATCTTTTGTAAATTTCCAAAGCGCTTCAATTTCTTCTCGGTTATCGGCAAAAGCCTTTTTTATTGGATCTAGGGCTTTATTCTTGGCATCAATAAGAATTGGAATAAGGCGGTTGGTTATATAATCAAAAAATGTTTTAACGGCCGGTAATAAACCTTGGCCGACTGATTCTTGAGTTTCTTGAAATAAAATCTTTAATCGATTTATTTGGCCTTCAAGTGTATTGGCTTGAACTGTTGCTGAACCACCAAAAGTCTTAGCCAATTCTTTCATCGTTCCATCGAGGCCAAGAGATTTGACTTCGGCAGCTGATAGACCGATGCCGAGTCGAGTCAATGCGCTGGTGTTGCCTTCGTATGCTTTAGCAAGTGCGTTAGATACCGATTCAACTGATTTTCCAGTTGACGCGCTAATATCGAGCGCAAGTTCTAATCCGTCTTGTGCCTTTGTAAGATCTCCGGTCGCTGTGGCTAATCTTTGAAACGCGGGACGAAGTGCATCATCGGCAATCCCAAAAGCCAATGACATCTTTGTGATTTGTTCTTCAACTGATGCGATTTGAGCATCTGTTGCAGCGGTGACATTTCGAAGCGCATTAGCCAATCGCAATTGCGCGGCCTCATCTTCGATTGCGGCTTTAACGCCATCAACCGCTAATTTGACTGCGTACGCGGCAGCTGCGGCTGCTGCGGCTGCAAAAGCGGCTGCGGCAACCTTTCCAAACTTTTCTAATTTACCGCCAAAGCCTTCAACCTCTTTTGAGCCGGTGTCTAACTTCTTTTTAAGGTCATCAACATCGGCAAGGATTGAAAGTTTAAGGGTTCTACTACCGGCCATTAATCCCACTCCTTAAGGATTTTGCTAAACGCATCTTCCCATTGTCTCACTAATTCAGGCTGAATTTGGCGAAGGGTTGGATAGATGAAATATCCCGAATTTCCCCGTCCTCTGTTTGAAGTGCGTCTTGGGAAT